ATTTGTGACCATCACTTTCACTGTCTTTATTGTCACAGCCATTCACAATTTCTTGCAGTGTGGTTTTGGCTAATTCTTCAAGTGACGCTATCTGCGCCTTGAGTTCAAAATAATATTTAACCTTGTCGTCCAAACCATCAACAGCCGCATGTTTTGGTGCAAGATGCACAGCCGCATTTTGAATGCGTTCTGTCAAATAGTATTCTTCGTAGAATTCCAGTAGTTTTGGCAGGTTTTCTTTAATCCATGCGTCATCGTAATTCACCATCTCGGTTGATGATCCAAACGGACTCCATTGGTAAAATATGCACGTTTTTCTGCGCGTCACAAACAATTGAACTTGAATCTGCGCATAGTAATGCGGTTGCTCTGCAATGGTTTTAAAAATTGGTTCAGACACATTGCGCAAACTAAACGGGCATTTAATCTCAATCAAATGATCGCCAACAAATCCATCGGGTGATGCGCCTAGCCACACATCAAATGGATGAAATCCAGTTTCTTCAATCGTACTACCAGTTTCCATTTGGAAATCTAGTTTTGCCATGTCCTCATGAAAAGTGCCGTACTCAGTAGCACTGTTTCCTTTAAATTCTTTTTCAGCATGGTGCCACTCACGCACCATCGCACGCATCACATCTTTGCGTTTTTGGTTTGGTGATAGGTTAAGGATTGCACCCACTGATGATGCAGTGACTCTGCCCAAGCGTTGGGCAAACCATTCTTCTGTTCTTTGCTCAATCATTGTTGATTACCTTTGGTGGTTGCACATCCTTGTGCGTTAAATTGGTTAATTAAAAAGGTACGTCCGCATCATCAAACACATCATCAACAGGTGCTGGTTTAGGTGCAGGAGCTGGTGCAGGTTCTTCTGTGCTTCGTGGTGATACTGCGCCAATGTAATTGCCGGTCTTATCGTCAATGCTCCAAATAAGGATCTTAATCAACATTGTTTTACCAGTTAACACTTGAAGTGTTTCATTGGTTGGATCTTTATCCAGTTTTGCCAACTTACCACCAGCGTTCTTGTCGATGTTTGCAAGCATTGCTTTTGCTTTGTCTGCTTTCTTTGGATTGTTATCCCAAACGCGCACTTTCTGGAAGATCTTGCGATTTTTGTATGCGTCGGGTTTTACAATAGTCCATTCGACATTGATGTACTCATCACCTTGAAACTGCTCAATAGATGGCTTAGTGATAATTGCCATCGCTGTTGTGCCGTCTGGAATCAGCTCATAGCTTGCTGATGCTTCAAATTTTCCAGTTGCTTCTGTAGCGGCTGATTTTCCTTCTGATGTTGTCCAAAAACTCATGATTATGCTCCTAATATTGAAATAAAATTAACTAATGGATTTGTACCTTGCGATACAATGATGTCTTCACTAATGCCATATCTGTTTTTACTGATATTGCTGGCTGTGGCATAAGTAACTAAGATTCGTGTACCGTCGCTGATTGCTTTTTTGCGTTCACCGTCACCCATAGTGAAAGTTTCTAACTTTAAGTAACCTACGAGATCTACGTTATCAACGTAATGTGAAACACTTTTTTTCTGCATACGAATGTCGTATCTTGTATATGGATCAGCATCCGGCAATTCGATAGTATTGGTTTCGCTGTGAGCAATGAACACGATGTTCATGCCTTTGTCATTAAGAATGCCAGCCGCTTT